TTTCTTTTCATCAACAATAAGCACATTTATAATATTTATGATGTTTTGCTTCTGTTGTCATAGTATCTTACTTAGGTGTTAAATTTTCATCTTTTAATTAACTCGTCTTTACATTTATTATATATATCTTGTAATTCATTAATTGATATTTCAGACATAACTTGTGTATCTATTTGGTCTTGCACACCATCACATATTTCTTTTACTTGTCTTTCTATATATTCTTCTGCAACTTCATTTAGTTTTCTCTTTAATTCATAATCCATTCTATTCTATTTATTAAATAATCACAATTCACTAGCTATTAAGTGCTGACTATTATATAAGCTTCACTATCTCATTTACAAGCTTCTAAATAATCTTCTACAAAAGGTATAAAATGTTCATATGTTCCCCATCAATTTTTACTATTATACTTTTTATATTTAGTTGGATTATCTTTTAATTTCTTTAATCCTTTTTCTAATAATGGTATAATATCTTTTGCTTTTACTGCTCATATTTCTGATGGATGCCATAATGCTTCATAAATTCAAGCTTTATCAGCCATCGTATTAAGATTATGTGTGATATTTGCCCAATATAAATCTTGTGTTTGTTGTCAGCAACATTTACATTCATCATCTACGCTATCTCTTAAATATACATCTAAACTCATAATATCTCTTTAAAAATTAAATCAAACACTTCACTCTCATTCAGCACTCCAATATCTTGTAACATAAATATTAATTCTATATCTGCATATGCTACTGTAGGGAGTAGTAGGAGTAGGGTTATTAGTATTGTTTTCATAATTACTTTAATTTATCTAAAATATTATTATATAAATCTGTGGTATCTTTATAATCTTGTTTATTTTTAGCATTCAGAAGTTCACTTAACATAGCTCATTTAATAAATCAAATAGCTAATTGTAGCTTTAATTCTAATTCTTTTATTGTCTTCATAATTTATTATTAATTTCTAAGTTCATTTAAAAGTTCTTCAACTGCTAGTCTGTAATTATCTAAGACTATCTCAACCTTAACTTTAAATCAAGGTGCTAGTCTATTATCTTTTTCTAATTCTGCTAGTAGTTTCTCACTTTGCATTTCTGCAATAGCTACTGCTCATCTTCATTTGTTCATTTGTTATTTGTTTAGTAAATATTAATTATTTAGTTTCTTTCCCTGTATTCTTATCAAAGAAAGATAAATTTTCTACTTTTATAGTTAATTCTTTATTCTCTTTTTCTAAAACTGATATTCTATCAAATAAATCTCATAATAACCTAACCATAGTTTTTGCATCTGTTTTTTCATCAAAAGCTCAAAATGTACTTCTTCACAAAGTTATTTGACATAAATTTATTTTTTCCATTTGTCCTTAAATTAATTTTAAAATCTTATCAATATATTCTTCTCTTTCACTTCATATCTCGCAAGCCATATACTCATCATATTCTTCCATACTTAAATTCACACTCACGAACTTTCTAATCTCGGCAACTTTTAAATGAACAGGGTGCATAGCTTCGTTAAATTCTTCTGTATCGTGAGTAGAATTTACTATTAGTTGGACTGCTGTTTGTTTCATAATTATATATTATTAAATATTCAATCTATGGATCATAAAATAGAATCTGCATTTTTATTCATTATTCAGTCTTTCATGACTTGAGTACGATATTGCTTCATCTCATTAGGCTGAACAATTAAATTACTAAATACTTTCTTAGGACATTTTAATGAATCTAAATCTATTTGTCAAAATCAACGACAAATTATTGGTCTAGAATTATAAACACTACATTTTCACTCCGAAGTCAAGTATTCACAATATTTGTTTCACTTTCAGTTAGGAGGAGAATGTAATCATTGTTTTTTCAAAGATTTTGTCATTTCTTTGAGTTCATCTTTACTAAAAATAATCACTCAACAACATTCCCAACAATTTCAACATGGTAATTTTCTCTTATTTAGTAATTTTCTAAGATTAAGTATTTTATTGTTCATCGAACTAAGATTAAAATATAAAAATATGGAACTCTTTGGCTGTTTTTTGGAACATTAAGTCTAAAATGGATAGAATATACCTGTGTGAATTTTCTAAGCCTTAGGTTTCATTTAAATCCCTTTTTCAAAACTCCGAATCATATCTATCAATCATTTCCTGAGTAATATCACTCGCATAATTTATTTTAAATCCCATATCTCTCAGCCTATCCCAGTATGTATAAGAACTAATGAACTGCTCTTTCGCACATTCACAAGCTCATTGCATATGTAATGGATGACGTCTTCAGAAATTACATATCCAACGTCTAGAAACAGAATATGAACTCTCAGATGCATTGGTAATAGGAATAAATTGCTTAATTTCACGTGGATTAATCTCACGAACCTTATTATCCTCAATGTCATGGATCCATACAAATGGCTTATTTCAAGCTCTAGCAAGTTTTAATTTAGCATACTCTTCCTCAGTTATTGGGTATGGAGAGTAGCTCTTTCAATCTAAATCTTTCACAATAGCCTTATATTTGGCTATTTTTAATCAAACTCACATAATTTATATTTATAAAACTAAAGTAATCATTTTTTCTTCGCTTCTGCGATAGCTTCTTCTCAGGTCATAGAATCAATATCCTTTTCAAATCATCATGAATCCTTAATTTTTCAGATAATAACCACAAAATAAGGAATCTTGTCACTATTCTTCTTCCTGAACTTCATCATAGATAAAATAACAGTAGACCGAAAATCATCCTGTATGGTAAATTCAACCACATATCTAACTTGATCAGGAGTAAGTTTATCTACTCTTAGCATTCTACTAACCTCAGAAGCCCAAATCTGTATAATATCATCCTCTGACTTAGTCTTAAGTGAATAAAGAACAGAAGCGACTTGTCTGTTTATTAAATCCTGAAGAAAAATTTTAGAAATAGAATACTCAAAACTCTCTTCCTTGAAATTTGAAAAATTTGAAGGTTTATTTTCTGAAAGTAAAGTTGAGGTAGAGTTAAGTAAAGTAAAGTTAAGTAAAGTTAAGTTAAGTAAAGTTAAGTATGTCGGAGCGTCTACACACTCTCCATACACCCTCCCTAGAGCCTCCCAAAAATAGCTTGGAGATGCCTTTATAATTCTATTGACCCCTGTACGAACGCTAGGATTATCTATGTTTTGATTCTTTAGAAAGTTGACCATCAAAATCCAATCTTTAACCCTAAAGATTTTACCCCCTAATAGTAACTTATCTAAAATTTTATCCACAAAACTTATAGAAATTCAAGTTTCATATGATATTCTTTTACTTCTTATTTCATATAATCACGCTATATTACATAAAGGATTAGATATAAGATATAAAAAAATTAACTTTTCATCTGATGTTAACTCTTCTATATAAGGGTCTGTCCAAAATGAATCATTTATTACTCTTTGAGTCATTGTTTAACTTCATTAAAGAAATAAGAAAATTTCTGAATACTATATGAGTTTTTAATCTCTCAATCTATATATAGTTGATATAATTCTTTTGTTAATTCAAAATTTAATCTGTAAGACATATTTTCAATAGCTTCAGCTCTCCGTATATTGTTATTCAGCAAGGATTCTTCAAAAAATAAATCAATTTCATTAGTCATATTATGATTAGTTCATAAAGGTCATTCCATTATACTTAATAATTCCTGACAATATTCTCATCATAACTTAAAATCTTTTTCTAATTCTATTAAAGATTTGTTATATTTATTTATTGGGTCGTAACTAAGATATATTCTGTAATTATCTCCTCATAATGATTCAGTATGAAGTATACTTAATAAAGCTATTGTATTTTTATCTATTTTTGAAAATCGCTTTTCATTCCACCATTTAAAAAATAAATCAATATGAAGCTTTGTATTCTGGTTTATTACAGTTTTATATAAATCTTCTTTTATATCTTCTATATTGTTTGCTCATTTTCATATATTACATTCAAAACAAGAAGTTATTAAATTATCTAAACTATTGTCTCATCATTTTTTAACAGGAATCTTATGGTCAATTTGTAAATGTATTCCATTCCCTGCCTTTAATCAACAATATTGACACTCAAAGTTATCTCTATTAAGTATTTGAAACCTTAATTTAGGTTTTATTATATTTCTAGACATATAAAAATAGGGTTAATAAACAGAAAAGAAGCTTCAAACAAATATATACTTAGTAGTATGTAGTCGTCTAAAACTTCATTGATTGAAACTTCTTCTCCACTACCAATTATATATAAAAGTTTTAGACATTCAAAGAATACTTAAAAAAATAAAGAACGCAAATAATTAAGTAAAAGAAAGTGTTGACTATCTGTCAAAATTAGATAATATGATAATGCTTATATACTTTATATTACTAACCTAATGATTATGAGCAAAAGAAACCTAGGGGTATTATCAATCCTACTAGTCACCTGACTAGCAATATGATATAATAGTTACACTAATAGCATGAACCTGGAAAATGCTCACAAAGAGATTATCCAATATCAAATGCAGATAGATGAACTAGAGAAACCATCTCAAATAGAACTTGATGAGATAGACCTTAAAAAAGCTGAAGTAAATGCAATAGCATACTGAAAACTAGAAGCAGAAAGTAAGGCTAGAAAAGAACAAGCAATATGGAAGACAAGATGTATAAAAAAGAAGATTATATGAGAAGAAGAAGAATGTGAAACTAACCTAGAAGAAAGGTTCGCAATACATGTAAAGTAGAGCCTCCGAAAAGAGAAGAAACTATTGATATAGATAAATTAGCAAGAGCAGTCGCAAATCATGAAACTGTGTGATGTACTAAATGATGATCAGCAAATAGGAATAATTGCTTCTGAATCATGACATGGGTAAACTGACCTAGAGAGTTCAAGTATTATAATACAAAAGAAGATTCCTATAAGGACTTCAAAAGAATATGGACTAGCTACTATGGATGATTACCTAATCTAGAAAAGGCAAAAAGATATAGCTGAAATGATAGAGCAGAAGCCTGGCTTAATAACGTATTAGCCTATTATAATAAAAACTAATGAGTGATAATCAAAAAATCGCATTCATACAATATGAACTGCTAACACACCTTAAAATGAATAAGGGGAATAGGTGAAAAGAATTCAATGCATGATATGATTATGCTACGAGTGTAATAGATGAACTAAAACAATATTTAATAAATAAAGAAAGTGATGAACTCGATAGACAAGAAGCAACCTGATATTAGAATTTGGATCAGATTAAAAAAAAGTAATATTACTGACCAAATGACACTAGAAATGGCTGACTTCAAAACTCAATCAGATTATTTCCTATATATATTAAAAAAACATTTTAAAAATAAACGTAAAAAATAATGACTCCAACTAAAGAAACTCTTGAAACAGCTTCAGATGGACCTAGTCAAGATGACTTGGTAGATATGTTAGCTGAAGAAAAAATTGAACAGACTAAAATTGAACTTAGAGAAAAAGCTGAAAAATGGGCTGAAGAAAAAGCAAATGAAAAAGCAATAGCAATAGCAAATAAAGAAAAAATATTATCACTAGAACTAAAATCATTTGAAGACCTGAAAACTCAAATCAAATATTATTCAGATGGATGAGCATTACCAAAAGGATTATCCGAAGCACAAGCTATGATGACAGTTCAAATGGGAAAACAAATGTGAATGTCAATGTTCGAAGCATTACAATGAATCTGATATGTAAATGGTAAAATGATTATATATTGAGAAGTAATGATATCACAACTTACTAAAGCAGGATATAAAATAGAATTTATAAAAACTGATGCTAATATTTGTGAAGTGAAAATTTCATGAGATAACTGAGAAATAACTGAAACATTTAAAATAGAACAAGCTAAAAACGCATGATGGGTAAAATCATTCTGACCTTGGAAAGATCAACCACATCTAATGCTTAGATATAAAGCTATAAGACAATGAATGAAATTCTTATGCCCTGAAGTAATGAGTTGACTTACTACATACGAAGAAGCTGTAACTGAAACTCAACCTAGTATAGAAGCTCCAAATGAAGTAGAAATACAAAATACTATAACTGATAAATTTGAAAAAAATGAAGGATAGACCTGAATATATAGCCTCGCTAAAAGGAAAGAATAATAAAAAAATAGATGTTTATGATAAGAACTGAAAGTTTATTAAAACATACAACTCTGTTTGAGAATTAGCTGAAAAATTTTGAGTGGGTATGTCAAGTATATCTAAAAAAATATCCGAAGTAGAAGACTCGGTCTACAGAAAACAATTTATATTTAAACCACATTGAAGATGACTAATAAAGAAATATTAAAACAATATCATATATTTGTATCTCATCCTAGAGAAATAACTGTATGAGAAGACTTGAAAATAGATATTACTATAAAATTAACAGATGAAGAATTTGAGCTTATGAAAATGCAACAACTTCAAGTTAATGAAAGCATAATGCTACCAACATGATGAGCTAAAACAATTAGCTATACACATATGATAGAACATATTATAATTGAAGAAACAGATAAACCGATCATGGAACAAAAAATCCATGTAAATGCATGAGATGAATCAGATAAAGAAGTCCTGAAAAAATGGATGGAGCAATTATTAAACCAAACTGAAAAACATATACTGAAAAGTAAAAATGTAGAAGACTTATTAGAAAAATAAACTAACCTAAAATGATAATACATAACGTAAACCAAGGCTCTCCTGAATGGCTTCAGGTTAGAAAGGCAACTATTACTTGATCAAGAGTAAAGGCTTTAAAAACTATGCCATTGGATGATGCTAAAATTAAAAAAATAGATTGGAAATCTAATAAAACTAGAGCCCCAGGATATGTCACTCTTATGAATGAAATGATGGCAGAAGACTTGGCTCCACTTACTGAATGATTCAAAAATGATGCAATGGAACGTGGAAACATATTTGAGCCTCTAGCAAGAGAAGAATATGAAAAAGTAACCTGACAAAAAGTAGTAGAAATAGGCTTCTGTATACATGATACTAGAAAATATCTAGGATTATCGCCTGATGGATTCATTGAAACAAACTTCACACTTGAAGATCCAAAAGATGAATCAACTAGAATCCCTATTTACTGAAAATCTATCGAGATTAAATGCCCAGGACCTAAAAACCATATCAAGATCATAAACTCCAATAAGATACCTGAAGAATACGAGCCTCAACTTATACATAACTTCTTAGTATGTGAAACACTTGAAGAAATGGATTTCATATCTTACAACCCTGATATGTACTTACCACACCTTAGAATTCATATAATTAACGTTAAACGTGAAGATTATGAAAAAGAAATTAACGAAACTCTAGTAAAACTAGATGTGTTCTCAGAAGTTTGGAAAGAAAATATTTTAGAACTAACCAATAAAGTATGAACTTAATAATAATTTCAGGATTATATATAGCAATCCTGATTACAGTAATAGCTATATGAAAAAAGAACTGAAATAGATTCAGAAAAGAATTAGTAGCTGAAAAAAGATTAAAAACAGTAGCTCTAGAAAGTAGAGATGACTATAAGAAAAGATTACAAGCTCAAATACAGCTTATAGAGAGTAAGAATGAAACTATAGATAAACTATGAACTCAAATCGAAAAACTAGAACAATTATGATTAGATACTCAAGTAGTATTTGATGATCAAGAAGTAAGATATAAGAATAAATTAGATGAATATACAAGAAATGCCCAATTAAAAATATGATTATTAGAAGACCAAATAGAAGAAAATGAAGAATATGTAGGTGGTATAAGAGCTAAATTAAAAGCTGAACAAGTAGATTCAAATAATAAAGAAAAAGCTAGAGAAAAATGGAGAGCTAAATTTGAAGCTCTTATGCATATAGTTGAATCTGAAAATATATGAAATCATATGATAAAAAAATATAAACATAATTGGAAGAAAATAATTGAAGCGTATAACAAAAACAAAAAATAAAAAAGCTAGGTTGCCCCTAGCTTCTAGCTATCATAAATTTTAGTTATTTTAAGTATTGATAGTTAGAAGTTGGGTATAACTCAACAAAGTCCTTCGGGATCCACCTCTACTTCGGTAGAGCCAAATAGCACTCTAGGATTGTTGGCTATATATGTGAAATCCAATATTGCAATATGGGAAGTCCTCCTGAAAGGAATGTGGATACACGTTCGGGCAAATATATTAAATTAATAAGAAATTATGTCAGACGCTAAAATTGTAAGAAATTATAAACAACAAAAACAATTAGATTATGCATTACGTATATATAAAAAGAAGCCTGAAATGTTTATATGAATAAAATCCTTAAGAAAAGGAGCTTCATTAAGATGAGCAAGTATGCAGATGAAAAAAGAATATCCTAATGCTTGTACTTCATCATCAACCATAGCTACTCGGAAAAAATGATGTAGTCTTATGATTGCTAATAATGAATTATTTAAAGAATTTGCTGACCTTATATGAAGAAAAGATGAAGCAACTAGCAAAATAAAATGATTAGAAAAGAAAAAAATAACAGGATTTGATGTAACTAAAAAAAGAAAAGATAAACTTCAAGAAGAACTTGCTAAAGCTAATATAATACTAGCAGAAATAAGTAATCCTGATATTACTGAATCAGAAAAATGGAGATTATCTAATACCTGAAGAAGACAAGTAGATAGGATAAATGAAAGCATAAAAGAATCATGAATTGCTAAGATAGATTGAATTAATCAGCTTTATGATATCAACTGAAAGCTACTTGCTAAATGAAAAAATATCATACTAACAAATCTAGATAAGATAAACGTAAAGCATTTCGGTGACCTGAAAGCATTATCAGATATCCTCGATACTGCATTCAAGCAAAATAGATTGATCGAGTGAAAATCAACCGAAAACGTAGCCGTATGAGTACATGATATATACGATAAAATAATTGCTAACTCTGATAAACAAAATGTGAATCAAAATCCTGACAAGATCATCACCCAAGAAGACTAAACCAAATTATAAACGTCCTAAACCCAAAAAACGCCTATGAAAAGAATCCACCTAAAACACTTTAACGAAAGACTAGATGAAAGAGCTAATGATAGAAAAGAAGTAATCGAAGTATTTGAAAAAGCTATTAAACTCGTGAAAAAAAAGAAGATAAGACCTAGAAA